ACAAAGTCAGTTATCGTATGGCGTAAGTACCATATTTTGGTCTACCTAATTTATTGACAATCGAATATCTCAATGCGTCGATTGCGTGATTGAAAGCATCTATTGGTTTATTTGTCAACTGTCCGTTTTTGTCTTCTATGTATTTGTAGTTTCTTAACTCCTTAATCATATTGGTACTGTCCTGTGTTACGTTTAGTCTATAACGTCGGATCATATCAATACCTTGATTAATTGCACCTTTATATGTAGGCTTTGAGTTCCAACCCATACGATGGATCTCTTCAATACTCTTTGGCTCTGCACTATCGCACCAAACTTCATCACGTCTGTCGAGTCCTATTCTTTTAAACTCATTACCTATGTCTTGGTTTGTCATTCCAGTACGATAAATGATTTCTTTGCAATACATATCGTCACCCTCAATATAAGTTTCGACTAACGTGGTTGGATCATTACTGAAACCAAAATCTAATCCTCGCCCTATAAACGTTGCAGTTGTTGGTATGTCCACTACTGTATTAAACCTAAATATAAGACTTTGAGATGCCCCTCTTTCGCCTAAACCGTAAACTCTCCAGTAGTTCTCATCAATTCCTTTTAAACGTTCTATCTCGTCTATAATGGTTTGATCTAAAAACGGATTATCTTTATAGGTGGTTTGGTAAAAATCTACATCGTCTCTAGTTAGTACTTTGTCATATATCCAGTGAAACTCCTCACTTGGATTAAAATCAATTATAATTTTTTCGGACGTTCGGAATATTAACTGCTGCCAGTCTTCAAAATGTAATTCGTTGGCTTCATTTATAAACAGCAAGTCTCTTTTACGACCTCTAATTTTTTGTGGTTGATCCAGAGAAATAAACTCGTACCTGTTTCCGTTTAAGTAATACTCACTATTAGATTTATTGTGATACTGTTCTCGGTACAATCCGTACTCTTTTAATATATCAAAGAAATCACGCATAGCAGTTGCTCTAACTGCAGGAAATGTCTTACGGCAAATTGTTACTGTCTTCTTTTTATTGGTTGTAGAATATTTGAATATTAGCCACATTAATATATTGTAAGTCTTACCAGATCTTGTTCCACCTTGTTCGACTACAATTTTCTTTTGCGACTCATCTAAATGATCGTAAACTTTATTCGTTAGTATCTCTGGCATCTACGACTTTAATTGAAAATAAGTTGTCACCGTCCAATCCTGTGATCTCTTGCCTTTCTACATACCCTCGTTTCTTTCCTTTTGTTTTTAGGTAGAATATAGTTGCTGCGACAGACCCCTCGCCTATTTGCTTATGTAATTGGCTTTCGGCATAATCTAGGGCAAACTCTTCAATCTCTTTACATTCGCCTTGAAATTTAAGATCATCTTTGTAATACTTGTAAAAGGTTGTACGACTTATACCTACTTTACGACAAGCAGAAGACACAACACCCAAACTTTGTTCGAGTGCTGCAACTATTTGCTTTTTTATGTGTTCACTTTTGTTCATATTTATTCCATTTTATCTGGGTACGAGTCAAACAATGACGGCTCTAGTGGAAACAAGGCTAAATGTTCGGATTTGAAAAAATCTTTTTTTGTTTTTCCTTTTTGTCTTCCTGTTTTAGTATGAACATCAAATGTATAATCTGGCAGTTCGTACACGTCATTAATATCGTCTATTGTTGTTAATTCGTTTTCAATTTCTTGATCTGTTATTCCTATTTTTTTGTCATAAACAAGGCATTGTAAATGATCTGGTTCTCTGGATTTTTTAGCTGTACATAATATAATAACAGCTTTTGATAAAAATATTCGTCCTTTGATCTTGTCTCCACGTTTCCTATTCTTATTAATAAAGTTAAAGCTATTGTGCAAAGCTTCGATCTCTGTCGATATAATTCCGTAACAATCCTCTGCTGCAATAGTTAGTAATCGTTTCCAAACATAATTGTAATAATTTGATGCTACAAGTTCGTGAGCAAAATATCCTGCAATTTTGTAATCGCCACGTCTAATTGATTTTTGTAAGGCAGAAGCACAATCTAGTAATTCATATCCTCTTTTGGTTTGTAATCTCATTTGTCTTTTGTTTTAAAGTTATACTGTAAATATAGGTAAAAAATAGTTATTAAAAAAATATCATATCGTGTTTTTTTGTGTCCGTTCTACATTTAGTTTTAAGCTGTAAATATTTTCGTGCTGCTTTATAATTATGTACTTACCCCACTTCTGGTCTAAAAAGTTAATTTCATTGTCGATTGTCTTTTGATCTCGGTACAGGCTGTTGCCACCTTTATTGTTATCTCTTTTACATTCAAATGAAAATCTTTGATCTACCCAAACAATCCTGTCTTTAAGTAAGCACTGCAAACTATAATCTGCATCTACTTTGGTTTTGTTTATTTCTGTAAATTTATATTTACGTCCAACTACTCCCATTATTGTGCCACTCCAAGTTTTAAGGTTAAACGGATCTGTATGCCTGTACTTTCTTATGTCTCCTTTGACTTGATTAAAACTAAATAAAGAAGATCCTGCTTCGATACAATTAGACGCACAATTTAATATTATTGTATTAATTAGATCTTTGTCTTTTATTTTTTCTGCTTTCATATTCAGCAACGAATAAAAATGACTGATGTCATCGTCAAACATAATTACTACTTCGCTATCGTAATGATCCAGTGTCCAATTTCTAACTGCTCCCAACCCCTCTACCTTGTCTGGTATTGGTACAATATTGGTGGCATTTGTTACAACCTCTTTGTATTTGTTTAATTCGCTTTGTGGCACTACTAAATCAAAATCTGTTAGTATCTTATGGGTTGTTATAGTATCGTGCCGTCCTCTGCTTAATATTACTTTGGTTACTTTCATTACTTTTTGTCTAATAGTTCAATTAATTTACTAGCATCTACTACCCTACCTAATCCTATTTGTTTTGTCTTTGGACTTAAACTAACAGGTACTTTGCCCAGATCTAATTTTGATACAGCTTTGATCCAGTCGTTAGAGTTGTGAAACAGAAATACAATATAGTCGTGATGCTCGTTAAATTTTAACTCCATATCTTTAATAATCATTTCTTTGTCTTCTTTGCTAACATCTTCGGTATCGTCTCCAAAAAACAAAACATTAATTCCAAAATCTATTAACTGATCTACTTCAAAAAAGTTACCTAACATATCATAGTCCCACTCTCCAAAATTTACATTATCCTTTAACATAAACTCATTTTTTTTTTCGTCTGTTAATCCTGTCGCTTTCAGTATATATATATAGTCCATTCCTACCTCTAAACAAGCCTTATACCTCATATTACCACCAAGTATTGTCATAGTCTCATCTACTACAATTGGTCTTAATTGTAACATTTCTGGAAACTCTCGCAAACTCTTGACTAGCTTATGAAACTTATGGTCTTTTATTATTCTAGGATTTGCTTTGTTACCTTTTATTTTATTGATCGCTACTTTTTCTATTTGCATTACAAAAAATTTTATTTATTAAATTGGTTTTCAATTTCACTTAACTTTATAGCATAGGTATTTGATGCAGTCTTAAACATTTCATTTACTGTGCTATCGTCTAAATTCTCAACAGTATGTTGTATATAGGTCTTCATATCTTTAACGCTTGAAGTGCCTAATACTTTTTTTAAAATACAGTCTAGGTTTTTATTGTATCTCGTGTATACGTCATAGTTTTGCAACGAGTGGTATATTGTTGCGTGGTTTGGTTTCCACATAGATGTTTCTCCAATTGATCTTGCTATTTCAGTTAAACCCATTTTCCTGTAATTATAGAAGTAATTTATTACAACAGATCTTGCTTCTATATATTCACGTTTTCTGGTCTGCTTAAAAAAGTCAAAACCAAATTCCTGTTTAAATTCGTTTACTATTTTTTCAAAATCCCTTATCATAATGTCCCTTTTATTATATAATTGTTTAACTCTGGCTCTGGTTGTTTATAAAAATATTCTTTGTATGTTTCAATCCCTAACTCTACTTTTTGTTTTCCTTTTAAATAAAAGTCCTCACTTACGTCCCAAATTCCAATATCTAGTGATCCTTTATCTACAACTAAAAATTTAAAGTTTTTATAATCTATATTAAATAAATTGCAATATAAATATACTTGAACGTCATAGCCGTATTTTCGTGCCGAATATGGAAACCCTTTAATGTCACTTGTGGTCTTAATATCACAGATCCTATCTTTGCCTAAAATGTCTGCCTTACCGCGAAATGGCATACCTAACACTTCTCCCAACACAGGTACTTCAAATTCGCAATCTGTCATTTGTTGTAGTGCATACTCGTTTTTTAACACTGCATCTGCAACACGCTCTGCGTCACTTTTTTCTTTTTTAGTATATACAGTTCCAAATTCTGCTTTGGCTTCTTTGTACGCTTTGGTATTTTTACTAGCAACGTCAACAAAATGAAATTGATCCCATTTGTCTGGCTCTAAAATTAAAGTATGTAACAGCGTTCCGTCTCTTAATCCTTGACTTTCAGATTGTCCGTATTTATTAATAAAATAATATTTCTTTGGACTGTCTACAAGCAGCTTAATACTACTACTACTTAATGCTAATTGATTTAATTCTCCATAGTAAAATTCGTCGTCATACATTTTACTTTTGATCTTACAGTAATCGTGCTGCTTATCGTCTAATAATTTTATTTTCATATTTTAAAATATTTGTTTCTAACACCAGACCACCAAGATCTCATTTGATTAATTTTTATAAATTCGTCGTTACTAAATACGTGTACGTGTCCGTCCTTATCTATATGCGTCCAGACTCCTGTTTCTAATTTATTAAATACTTTCATTATTTTTTAATTTAGGTTACAACATTGATGCTTCAAAGCAAGTTCCAGAACATACAGAAAATTCTTTGTCAACAGGTGTTCCACATTCAGTGCATTCAAATTGATCGTCGTTTTCGTATGCAGGATTTCCGTAGTTTAAATAATCGTCATTCATAATTCTAGTTTTTAATAAGGTTATATTGAAAATATTTTGCTACATAATTAATGTGCTTCTGGGTTGTTACGCTCCAGTACCCTAATTGGATCAAATCGTTTCCGTCTCTTTTGGCTACAATAGTTGAATAACTCCAAACGTTGTTTCCGTCTATTTTTAAATTCTGCTTGTACTTTGGTAATGATGTCATAATTTTGTCTTTTAATGGTTATTAATAGTTATAGTTATTCTTTAAAATAAAGTCCGTTAGGTTGCACGTAAAGTGCCATATCCTGCTTTTCTAATAATACAAGATCTCCAGTCTTATATACAAATTCAAATCCTAGTCCTTTTAATCTGTTTACGGTGCTTTCTTGTTTTGATGTCATTTTGTGTCTTTTTAGTTATTGATACTGTAAAGATATTAAAAATTTTGAATAAAAAAAATAATTTAGAAGTTTTTTTTAAATTTTAACAGTTCCTTCTTACAAATCTCTAGTTCTGCTTCTGATTTTCTGGCTCTTAATACGGCTCTATTTTTGTCTTCTCGGTATTGACTCATAGCTTTGTCGTACATTCTCCTATCAACTTGTAAGCTATTTACATAAAAGAATATTCTTGCAATTGCTTTTGACATTTCAGTCAAGGTTTTTGTTTCTTTTTTTTTGATCTGGTTTAACACTAAATTAGTTAACATATCTATATCAACTAAATATTCCATATCTTTAAGTAGGTCTATTTTAGCAAACATTAGTTAAAGAGTTTATACAGTTCGTACATTTCAAGTTTACAATGCTGCGTTAGATCTGCTGCGTGTACAAAAGGTATAACAGTCCAATATTTATTAGTTTCAAGCCATTGAAAAATCTCTTTTGCAGTAGCAGGGTACGTTTCTAAAAACTTTTGCAGTGGTGCAATGTGTTCGTCTTTAATTCTTAATAAAAGTGCGTCAGATTGGATCTGTGTCGATGTGCTTAATACGTGTGTCATAATTTTGTCTTTTAAAGGTTTATACTAATTCGATGTCAATTAATTCTAGTTGAAAAATTCCGTTGTCGCCACAAAATGTAATACAGTCTGGGGTTAATTGAATAGATCCACCCTCGTGAAATTCAATGTCCCAAAAAATATCTGGTTGTTTGTCTTCTAGCCAAGTTGCTAATCTGTCTTTATAGCCGTTCGTTAAATCAACGCTAATTGTAATTCCTTTGTTGTTGGTAAAGATTGCATTTGATGTCATAATAATGTCTTTTAATAGTTATTGATACATCAAAGATATTAAAAGTTTTTAATAAAACAACACTTTATTTTATTTTTTTTCATTTTTTTTAAAATAATTTGTCCAAACTCCCTGTTTTTCTGGTGTTATATACTCTACTATACTGGCATCTTTTTCATCTAATAAGTACACTTCTTTGGACATTTTACTTTTATTCCAGAATGTAGTAGTGGGACAATCTTTACTTAAAACTTCTAACTCTTTGATCTTGTCTAACCAAAACCAATAACTGCCTTTTGGATCTGAAACAAAATATATTTTTACAACGTCCTTTGGCAGCGACATTAACGCATCATACTTTTTTTTTTCGATCATTTTAGTGTCGTAATGCTTTTTACGGAATTTCATTTCAACAACACATTTTTTTCCTTTTGGTGTATACCCTACTGCATCATAAGGCAGGTTTTTTTTTCCAACCCATTCCAGTTTCCAACCGTCAATTATATTTAAAATATTTACTAGTGCATTTTCAAACTTACCTGTTTTCGTTATGTTCATATATTTTATTTATGTCTTCAATCCATTGTTTAATTACTTTTGGATTACAGGTACAAGGTTTATAAAATCTGTGTTTAAAATACTTTGAATGTAATTGACAAACTAAATCAAATTGATCTCTATTTAAGGAATGTTTTACTTCTGACTGAAATTTATACCAGTCTAACTTATCTTCTTTTACCATAGTTCTATATCGTTCCATTTTTCCTGTCGTTTATCGCAACCACAATCTTCATACCCTACTAATTTAGTAGACTTCTTGACTAGCCATTTTATACCTGTGTAGTATGTTATTCGTTCTATTAAATTGCCTAACCTCATTTTACATAAGATCTTTTATAGGGTTTAAATCTTTGTTTTTTATCTCATAGGTAGTACACTTAAACGTTGTATAAGTTCCGTCGTCTCTATACCTCTTTGATCCTTTTTTAAACTTCTTTGCTCTTTCAAATAATTCTGCTTTATTTACCCAACCACAAATTGCTACTTCGCTTGTTTTTTTGTTTAATGACGTAAATATGTAAAGATCGCATTTAAAGTGTTTTTGCAGTCCGTTAAAATTATGAACGTAATCTGGTTTCATATCTACATTACGTCCCATTGTCTTAACATCTGCTTTCAGTCCGTTAATTTCCATATCATAACCACCGTCAAATCCTTTGCTAAATTCAAAAGGTATTTTAAATAATTGGTGTGCTTTCATTTCTCCTAATAACCCAATATACTGCTCAATTCTGCTGCCGTCTGCTACACCTCTGTTTGCAATATTATTTGTTTTTAAAAACTCCCATACTTGATTTTTTTCGTCTTCTGTTATTGTTATTCTCATTTTTCTATTTGTTTAATTAATATTCTTTTTATTTTCTTAACTGTCCTGTAAATGGAATAATAATCTATTCCTGTTAAATTACTCAACTCTAGCATTGACTTATTTTCTATAAAAACTAACTCATATATTTTACGTTCATATAAGTTCCACTCTGAAATATTTTTTTTAATTAGATCCCTGCGATCAATATAATCAAAAGTATTGTCATAGGTATAAGGCTCTACTATATTTGTTTCTAAACTAAATTCTCTTTTTTTCTTTTTAACTTCATCTAAAAACAAGTTTCTCAAAACTTTGAATATAAAAAAGTAATTAATTTCTGACTCGTTATACATTAACGTTTTATCATATTTACCTTTCCAGTCGTATATTTTTAAGTACATTTCTTGTACAATGTCCTCTGGGTTTTTTGCACCAAATGAATCAACTATTCTAGTCCATTTTTTGTGATCCTTTGCAATTAAAGATATTACTTTACTCATTTATAGTTTTATACCAATCAATAAATTCTTTTACTCCCTCTTTTATACTTACTTTACTACAATATCCTAACTCTTTTATTTTGTCAATATTTGCCCAAGTCTTTTTTACGTCTCCAGATTGCATTGGCATATTAACTCGTACAGCTTTTTTGTTTAAGTTAAATTCTATTTCATTAATAAAACTGTCTAATTTTTCAGATTTACCATTAGCAATATTAAAAACATTGTAGTTGTCCTTTATGTTATTGTTGTTTAACAGTATTTCGATACCTTTTACAACGTCTTTAACGTGCGTAAAGTCTCTGAATAAGTCTCCATTATTAAAAACCTTTATAGGCTCGTTATTTGCAATTGCTTCTGTAAACAAATACATTGCCATATCTGGTCTGCCGTAAGATCCATATACAGTAAAAAATCTCATACCAATAGTTTTTATATTATATAAATGGCTATAACTATAAGCGATTAGCTCGTTTGCTTTTTTAGTTGCTGCATAAATACTAACAGGCTTGTCTACTTTTTGAGTTTCGTTAAATGGTTGTTCGGTATGGTCTCCATAAACTGACGAACTACTAGCATACAGAAATTCTTTTATCTTATGTTTTGCACAAAGTTGTATTACGTTATGAAACCCAACAACGTTTGAGTCAATATATTCTTCTGGGTTCTCTAAACTATATCGTACTCCTGCTTGTGCAGCTAAATGTATTACAACATCAAATGTTTCACATAAAAATAAATGATCCAACATTGTTTTACGAGTACAATCAAGATACTTAAATACAAAATTCTTATTTAAGTTTTCTAGCCTTTTCTTTTTTAAGCTAACATCATAATAAGGATTAAGACTGTCAATTCCTACAACTACGTGATTTTCACATAACGATTTGCATAAATGATAACCAATAAATCCTGCTGCTCCAGTTACTAGAATTTTCATTACTCTTCTTTTTTGTCTGTTTTTGGCTCTAATCGTTCTGCAATATGGTGAATCATTACATACAACTCTCCTATTGCTTTTTCAACTCTTTTTATTCTTTGGTCTGTTGTGTATTTTTTATCTTTCATTATAAATTAATTACTTTTTTAAATTCCTCACGTATAGGTTTTTCCAAAATAGCAGTTCCATTGATCTCAAATCCAACGTTTCCTGCAATGCTTTTAAATCTAATAGGATCATCTATTGACGTCGGTTTACCGCCTGTTTCGATCTCTTTTACTTTCCTAACGTGTATATGTGATTGAGTCCAATCGGCAGGGTGCTGAATATATCTGTGAATTACCATAAAATCATCTGCCCTGTTAACAAATTTACCCCCACCTTCAACGTCACTTGCCATTGGTGGAATTGGGTGTCCTGCATATTCGTGTCCAATTGGGTGTTTCATTCTTAATGCAGCAGTATTTGCGTGAGTGTTTAGCCACGTTGATACATTATAAGTTTTACAGAATTTTCTTATTTCTGTTGTTGCTTGATAGTCATACTCGTGTCCACCTAAACTTTTCATTATTTCTGGATCTTTAATTAAGCTATTGTACGGATCAATTAACAATCCTCCATAATTCCACGCTTTTTTGTAGCTAGTGGCAAGTTCTACAATTTGCCTGTAAGTATATAAGTTGTTATTATCAATCACTTTAAAATAGTCATTAATATAATCCATTTGTTTGCTGAATTCTTTTTTTGATACTTGCGTTATTGGTTTTTGCTCTAAAAATTCTACTAATTTTCTATATATTGAATGTGGCTCGTTCTCACTACTGAATACTAGCCAACGTATATTAAGGCGTTTCGCATACAGAAGCATCAAATATAATATTACAGTTGTTTTCCCTACGTTAGCGTGTCCCAGAATTACGTTAAAATTGCCCTCTTTAAATCTTATGTAATTGTCAATGTCTGGAATTCCTACACGTTTGCCCTCTGTAATTTCTCCTGTACGGATCTTTTCTAGTTTGTCTTTTACTTTAATTAAATCTACTAACATAATTTTGTCTTTTAAGTTTGTTAAAGGTATTAAAATTTTTTGATAAAAAAAAATGATATAAAAAAAGGGTAACGTTATCAAATCGCTACCCTATTTATGGTACAAAATAGATCTTAAAAAGGTAGATCTTCTTTTACAGTTTCTCTACTTGCTAAATGATCTTCAACAGGTACGTCTGTTTTAGGTGTCGGTTTAAAAGTTGACAATGCAGCATATAACTTTCCTGCTTTACTTTCACAGATCTGGATTTTGCCATATCCTTTATTGGCTTCAAATACATCTTTATGAGTTACTAATAATTCTGCTAACTGATCTACTTTAAAAGCTAGTTCCATTTTTACCCATTCAACGTTTCCGTCATTAATAAACATTCCTTTAATTAATTCACTTGATTTACTCATTACGTTATTTTTATGTTAGTTTATGTTACTTTTTTATTATTTGTGTTTGATTTGTTGGTCTCTTAAAACTTTCACTTTCGTCTTCACCAAATACTCCAAGTTCGTAAAATCCTGTCAGTTTCAATACTGCTCTTGACATTGCTCTTTTTTCTGCCATTTCTGCTACATACCAAGAATTTGTGTTTCCGTCTGAATAACTTGCTCCTTTTAATGCAGATCCGAATGTCTCAATATTAGATCCACCTTTACTAGCTGTTGCCTTAAATACTGCAAAATTAGTCTCGCATTTTATAACTTCATAGTTTATAAATATTTTCTCCATTGCTTGAATCTTATCTACCCCCTGCCTTGTTACAATAGTATAATGCTGATGTTTAAAAAAATCGTCTTTTGTTAAATTGTACTTTTTATACAATTCCATTAATTTGTCTTTATTCATTGTTATTTATTTAATTGTTAAATTTTAAATTTTGGTTAACTTCTAAAACTGCTTCTAAAAATACAATTCGTTGGTTTAATTTATGGATCTCTTTTTCCATTGCTTCAATCCTGTGTATTAAAAATTCTTGTGTTTCTTGCGTTGCTCTAGTGCGAGATACGTCTTCTGAATGTGTCATAATTTTGTCTTTTAAATTGTTATACAGTAAAGATATAAAAAATATTTAATAAAAAAAAATATTATTAAAAAAAAAGCAAAAAAAAAGGCTGACTTCACGCCAACCCTTAATTCCATTATCTAGTTAGATAACTTTAAAAGACATATCAAATATACAAAAATTTTATAACTCTGCAAGTTTTTTTGTGTATAAATCTACTAATTCTAAAAGATCGTTATTATCATACTTAACAATTTTGTGACTTAATATGTTTAACTCTTCTGCTAAACCCTCTTTAATAAAGATGTCTAGGTTTTTTCCGAACGTATACTGTTCGCCATATCTAAAAACATTGCAACCCGCACATTGTACTTGACAATTATCTTCATTCCAACGAGTAGAATAATGTTTCCTACTCATAAAATGTCCACATTGTAGACTTTTCCAGTGGTCTTTTTTGCCACAAGTAAAGCA